CTTTTTTGTGAAGTGTATGGTTTAACTCACCGTGTGAATGTCCGAAATCTTTACCACCATCTAATAATAAAATATTCATTTTTTCTCCTTTAGCTGATAATTTACCGATTACTAAGCACTTTACTAATGCAACAATTTAACCAATCAATAAGCGCCAACTATTAAACGTACTACTCAAATTCGAGAGTTTGATAGAAGTTAAAAGCGCAATAAAAAAGCCTTGAAGTCATTATTTTCAAGGCTTTAAAGTCTTTCATAGGACTTGATAGGTTTATTTTGTGGTGGAGCTGGCGAAAACTGATCTAGATAAATATCACTTTGTTTTTAAAGGAAATATTTAATAGTTAAAAATAGCTTACTACCAAGCTTACTACAATAAAAAACAGGACGCCAATTCAGACGTTATTTAGCCTAATTTTGCCGAGATTATAACACCAAATTTTGCAATTGCTTGCGTTATTTTGCGTTAAAGGATCTGATTAAAAGGATCTTAAAGGCGGTAGATCTGAAAAGGATTTATAAAGGATCTAAATTTGCGTTGAAACATACACATTTACTGTGCGGGCGTGGCGAGGGTTTGACTGCGATTTTTCGTGCGTGCATTTGGGCGAAAAATCGGGTTAAAACAGGGCTTTAAAGTTTGTTTTATTGATTGATTTGATATAATAAACTTGGGAGATATTAATACTATACGAGACAAAAACAGTTATCTGCAAAATAAAAAACCCGCATTTCTGCGGGCTGTTTCTTTTGAAAGGATCTATTGTAGTAATTTGTATTCGGTAAACGTGATCACATCTTCCCCTACCCAACTGTTAATCTCTTTCAAGCGTTCTTGCAATGGGATGATTTCATTAATAAAGAATACTCGCGTTGCTTTCTCAACGTCACCAAAACCGCCTGTGTTATTAGGCACAATTCCCATTAATTGTGGTGGTACACGATGGGCCGCCAATACATCATCACGGCTTGCATTTTTAATATTTAAGAAGTCATCTTTCGCCACTGCATCAGACAATGGAATGACTTGCATCCCGTCTTTCTTGCCGCCTGGAATATGCACAAACAAATTCTTAAAGTTGCCAGTGCCTTTTGTTTGTCGGATTTGTGTTTTGATTGCTTCAATGTCGTCTTTGTTTTGTGTTGGGTCAGTCATATAAATAATCGAACCCGCATGCGCGCCATTAAGATAATATTTGCGACGGAATAATGTCGCACTTTCATTTAAGAAAGCAGATTGTAATGCGGCTAAATATTCAGGCACGCCATAAATCTCTTGATTCACATCAGGATTGATCAGATTAAACACTGCATCTTTCGGGAACTCGTATTCATCAAAGCCATTCACAATCTGATAAAACACACCTTTCTTCACGCCAACGCGCATATATTTTGCAAGGGGTGATTTTAACGCAATCACTTTCCCGAATGTGTTTTCAACTTTTTCAAGGTAAGCATTGCCAAACACTAAATAATCTTGCACCAGTTTTTCTAATTGTGTACGCGGTAAAAGTGCGGTCGTTTTACAGGTAGAAAGTAAAATATTTTTCTTCACCGTGATCGCACTGTTATGATGTGCCGATGCATTTAAGGCTTTGGCAAGATAACTTAAATTAATCGGCGGGTTGTAATATTTCTCATACATCAACACGCTTTCGAAATAATTTAATACTTCCGCACGGTCAAGCACGGGAATAGGTTCACCAAAGCTAAACGCCTGTGCTTGATTCCCCGTAGAAAGTGCGGTTGATTTTTTTGATTTTTTGCTCATTTGGTAATCCTATTCAAAAGTGAAAATGGTTGATTGGTTACTTGACACATCGCCGTTTAACCCATAAGGCACATTTAAAATGCAGTTCATAATTGCCCATGATAAGTCGCCGTGGCTTGCATCTTCTGAACGGTCAGAAACATAAGTAATCTTCCCTGTTCCGGTAATACGTTTTTTGACTGTCATAAAACTGGTGATGATTTCGTTACCATCAAATTTAAGGCGGCGTTTCTGAATTAAGTTTTGCGTTTTTAATACCATCTCATTTTTTAAATCGGCGTTGTAATCAAGACCGATTGCCATTGGATAGAATTTTTTAACTTCTTGGAATACGCCTGAACCCATCCCCGTTTTATCAATCACAATGCGGGTGACATTGTAATCATCACAGAAACTTTTAATTCTGCTCGCTTGTGCTTCATAATCCATGCCGTGAAATGTTTGCCAATGCAAAACACGATAATCACCGCCTTCCACTTTAGGCGGGGCAATAATCGCCAATGCTGCACGGTCGCCAGTAAAGGCAGGGTCATAACCTAACCACACTTCACGATTACCGAATGGGCGTTGATAGAAAGGCTTGTAATCGTGCCATTCTTCTAAGCTGTCCACTTGGCAAAGTTGCAAGTCGGCAAATTTAAACGCCGACGTGTTATCATCCGCAAACTGGCATAAAAACAACTGTTCAAATTCTTCTTTGCTGTTTTCTGCGATCAGGTCATCAATATTGAATAGGTTGCACCCACCTTCCATCGCATCATTAATGGTTACAATCTGCTTCCATTGGCGGTCAGCACAAAGTTTGCCGCTTTTTAAATTCTCGTGCGAAATGTCAATTTCAACTTTGTCCGCTTTGGCCCGATTTTTATTAAATGCTTTTCCAGAGAAAAACGCATAAGCGGGATGTGCAATCGTGGTAGGCGTTGAAAAATACGTTTGGCGATACATCTTTTGCGCTGCCATACCTGATGCCACTTTACGCATCACATCAAATTTAGGCACCCAAAACACTTCATCAAAATATAAATTGCCGTGATACGATTGAGCCGTGGCGGAATTGGTCCCCAAGAAAATCAATTCAGCCCCATTTGGCAATTTGATGGTTTCGCCTTTTAAATCCACGTCCGCGGTTTGCTTGGCATAGTTAACAATGTAAGAACGGAACTGCAACGCCTGTTTTTTACTGGCAGACAAAAAGATTTGATTGTGTCCAGTCGTCAATGCATCAATAAAGGCTTCATGGGCGAAATAGTAAGTCGCCCCGATTTGTCGGCTTTTTAAAATATTTCTGATGCGGTTTTCTTTTGCTTTATGCCAAACACGCTGATAATTGAACATCCCATCAAGAAAGCCATTGATCAGTAATTCTTCTTGTTCCTGTTCAATGGCATTTTGTTCTGCTTTCTTCCGTTCGCCTTTGTTTCGATTGGCAAGTTTCGGATTTAAATCCACTTCATTGCCATCACCGAAAGAATATTTTTTCACTCTCGCCATGCGTTCCATTTGGCGACCGAGCAAATCAATTTCTTTATAATCTGCCCCGCTTTTTTCTTCTTTGGCAATCAGCAAATTCAATCTTGTTTCAAGGGCTAATTCAACACGCCCAACAGGGGCGACATCATCCCATTTTTCGCGATCTTTCCAACTTGAAATCGTGGAAGCAGCAATATCAAGCTGACGAGCGATTTCAGCGATTTTATAACCGCTAAAATACATCTGTTGTGCTTTTCTTTTTATTTCCGCCGTTACATCGGGCGAAGCTTGATTGATAACTTGTTCGTCCATTCATCATCCTTTCAATTTACAACCGCATAATAGAAAGGGGCTTGCCGTTAGTCTTTACAGCTCACCTGTGAACAGAAAAGCAACAAAAACAACCCATAGACCGCAAAAATTAAACCTTTCAGAATAATGGCAATCTTTGAGCCAAACCAACCACAGAAAGGACAACCAATGGCAAAAAAATCTAAATGGGTCGTTGTCGCAACCGAAGGTGCAACAACTGACGGCCGCACAATTCAGCGCAACTGGATTGAAGAAATGGCCGAAAGTTATGATCCAAAAAAAACCTACGGCGCACGCATCAACCTTGACCACATCAAATTTTCCGTCTATCTCCCTGAACTTGCCAATGCTCACTGCTTTGGTGATGTCTTAGCCTTGAAAGCAGAAGAACGCGAAGATGGCAAATTACAGCTTTTAGCAGAACTCCAACCAACTGACGCACTCATTGCCTTAAACAAAGACGGGCAAAAGGTTTACACGTCCGTTGAAATTGACACCAATTTTGCAGACACAGGCAAGGCATACTTAGTCGGTTTAGCCGTTACGGATAATCCGGCAAGCTTAGGCACAGAAATGTTAAGTTTCTCACACAATGGCTTAAATGCCCGCAAATTAAAAGCAGATAACATCTTCTCAGCCGCCATTGAAACAGAATTAGATTTCGAAGGTTGGGATGGTTTAGACCATCCATCAGTATTCACAAAAATTAAAGCGTTATTTGCGAAAAAAGAAAAATCGAATGATGAACGCTTTGCGGACCAATCCAGTGCCATTGAGCTTTTAGCCGAGCAACAAAAAGACATCTTGGAAAAATTGACCGCACTTCAAAGCGATTTTGCCAATCACCAAGCCGACATTGAAGAAATGAAAGCGAGCAAAGAAGAAATCCATGCCACGTTTGAAGAACTCAAACAAAAGCCGGCACAAGCCGAAAACTCCCGCCCATTAGTTTATGGTGAAAAACCTGAAACTGACGGCCGCTTCTTTTAATTTATCTTAGGAAAAAAACCAAATGAATAAATTTACCCAACAAAAATTCCAAGCTTACATTGAAGGTGTCGCACAAGATAACGGCGAAGATGTGGCATTTGTTGCAAATGGCGGGCAATTCACCGTCACACCAACAATGCAGCAAAAATTAGAAAACGCGGTGCTTGAAAGTTCCGATTTCTTAAAACGCATCAATGTTGTGCCTGTTACTGAAATGAAAGGTTCCGCATTGCGTTTAGGCGTACTTTCACCTGTTGCAAGCCGCACAGATACCAACACCAAAGCACGTGAAACTACTGACATTCACAATTTACAAGAAAACTTATATTCGTGCGAACAAACCAACTTTGACACGCATTTAAACTATGCAACGTTAGACAGTTGGGCTAAATTCCCTAACTTTGCGGAACGTGTTGGCAAACTTAAAGCAGAACGCATTGCATTAGACCGTATTATGATCGGTTGGAATGGCACAAGCGTGGCTGCAACAACCAACCGTGCAACAAATCCATTGTTGCAAGACGTGAATAAAGGTTGGTTAGTTCAAATCGAAGAAAAAGCCACTCCACGTGTGATGAAGGAAGCGAAAAGCGGCACAGGCAAAATCGAAATCGGGGAAGGTAAAGAATACAAAAATCTTGATGCATTAGTCTTTGCATTAAAAGAAGATTTCATTCCTGACCAATACCGTGACGACACAAAACTTGTGGCGATTATGGGTAGCGACTTATTAGCGGACAAATACTTCCCGCTTATCAACCAATCAAAACCAAGCGAACAAGCGGCAGGCGATGCTGTAATCAGTCAAAAACGTGTTGGCGGTTTACAAGCCGTAACCGTGCCATACTTCCCGAAAGGCACTGTGTTGGTGACATCACTTGACAACTTGTCAATTTATGTGCAAGACGAACGTATGCGCCGTCACTTAAAAGACGTGCCGGAACGCAACCGTGTGGAAGATTACTTGTCATCCAATGAAGCTTATGTAGTTGAAAACTACGAAGCCGTGGCGATGGCGAAGAATATCACCGTTCTTGATGCACCAACTCACGCGTAATCATAATGCGACCAACTAAACGTCACTTTCTTGAAGTTTCTGCCGCTATCGCTAATGCGGCA